AGGCGATGGCGGGGACTACCATGCGGCGGTCGTCGTGGACGTGACAGCTTATCCATACAAGATGGTCGCCAAGTGGCGGACGAACATGATGTCACCCCTTCGGGTGCCGGACATGATCCTGTTGCTGGCGAATGCCTATAACGAAGCCTTCGTGTTGATCGAATCGAACAACAATGGCGGCGACGTGGCGCGGGCACTCCGCGACGATCTGGAGTATGAAAACATCCTGATGACCACCCGCCGGGCCGGTTTGGGTCAGATCATCGGTGGCGGATTCGGTACGTCCGTCAAGTTGGGCGTCGAAATGGACCGGAAGGTCAAGGCGGTCGGGTGCTCGAACCTGAAAGCGTTGATCGAATCTGACAAGTTGTTGATCTGTGACAAAGACACGATTGATGAATTGCGCCGGTTCGTGTCGGTCAAGAGTTCCTATCAGGCGGAACCGGGATCGCATGACGATTTGGTCATGTGTTTGGTTTCGTTCGCATGGCTCATCAATCAGCGGTACTTCAAGGACCTGATGGATCAGGATATTCAAGCCGCCCTTCGAGCCGAACAAGATCAGTTGATCGAAGAGGATGTGATGCCGTTTGGGTTTTACGACGACGGACGGCCCCAACCGCCGCCCGTGGAACGGTTTGTCGTCTAAGTAGACCGGCAAAAGCGGCGGGAAACCTAAATATCAATTGACGAACAAGTCTCTTCAAGTTCTAGGAGAAAAAGGCAATGGCACAATTCCTCTCACCCGGTATTAACGCTACAGAAATCGACCTGACGACAATCATCCCGGCGGTATCAACATCGACCGGCGCGATTGCGGGTCCGTTTCGGTGGGGTCCGGTTCAAGAGCGCACGTTGGTTGACAGTGAACTGACGTTGCGTGATTACTTTGGCACCCCCGACAATCTGTGCGCTGAAACGTGGTTTACAGCATCTAGCTTCCTTGCATACACGAATTCTCTGTATGTCGTCCGTGCAATTTCGACGACGGGATTGACTCCCCACAAGAATTCGACGGCGGATGGAGCCGGTATCCTCATCAAGAATCGCGATCACTACCTTGGGCAGTATGCTTCTGGTCAGGGCGCGGTTGGTATGTGGGCCGCGCGCTACCCCGGTACGCTTGGCAACAGCATTCGTGTGTCGGTCGCTGACGTAAACAGCTTCGATACATGGGCATACAAAGACAATTTTGACGGCATCCCCGGCACTTCCAAGTCGGTCGCTGACAACGGCGGCACGAACGATGAAGTTCACGTTGTTGTCGTGGACAAGGACGGCAAGCTGACTGGCGTGGCTGGTACGGTTCTTGAACGGTATCCGTTCTTGAGCAAGGCGGCGCTGGCTAAGACTGAAGACGGTTCTTCGCAGTACTACGCTGAAGTCATCAACCGCAAGAGCCGCTGGATCTGGTGGATGGATCACCCGACTTCCTCGAATTGGGGCGGTCCTCTGAGCAACGCATTCACGACTTTGGACACAGTGTTGACGCTGAACACTCCGTCTGGCACGTTCCAAGTCGGGGAGACTGTTCGCTACGCCATCAATGTGACGGTGGTTTCGCCGGGTTCCGGTGCAACGGCCACTGCCAACTTGAACGCGGGCGCGGTTGACACGATCACGGTGACCGCTCCGGGTACGCTCTACAGCGGCGCTCCGATTGTTACGATCACTGGTGACGGTACCGGCGCTACGGCGACGGCTACGGTTTCTGGTGGCGGCGTCACTGCGATTGCGGTCACTTCGGGCGGTTCCGGTTACACGAACGCTACGGTGACGATCACCCCGGCTGGTTCGGGTGCAACGGTTTCGCCGGTGCTGGACGCTGACACGGGCGCGATCTTGTCGATTGCGGTCACGTCGGGCGGTTCTGGTTACACGGGCGCGCCGAACATTGTTATCACGGGACCCGGTACCGGCGCTACGGCTACGGCCACGATTTCGACCGGCGCGGTTACGGCTGTCGCTGTGACGAACGGTGGATCGAACTACTTGCCGGTTGAAGGTAAGGTGCTGAACTGGACCACTCCGACCCTGAAGATCAAGCCGACCAAGAAGGCATTCGTGAACGGATCAGTTCCGGTTGGTTTGACTTCGACTGCGACTGGCACGGTTTCGGCTGTGACCGGTGGCGTGCTTACCTACAACTTGGCCGGTGGTGTGGACGACAATGCGAACGTGACGACTCAAGAGTACATCTTGGGTTACGAAGAGTTCCGGTCGGTCGAAGAAGTGGACATCAGCTTGGTCCTTGGTGGCCCGGCGAACTCCACGGTGGCGATGAAGCTGATTGACATCTGCGAATTCCGCAAGGATTGTATCGTGTTGCTCAGCCCGCCGCGTGTGGCAGTTGTCAACAACTTCGGTCACGAAGTCGATGACATCATTGCATTCCGCAACCTGTTGCCGTCCACGTCTTACGGCGTGATCGACAGCGGATGGAAGGAAATGTATGACGTGTACAACGACGTGTACCGTTGGGTCCCGTTGAACGGCGACGTGGCTGGCCTTTGCGCCCGCACCGACGACGAACGCGACGCTTGGTGGTCGCCCGCCGGTTACAACCGGGGCATCATGAAGAACGTCGTTCGCTTGGCGTTCAACCCGAAGAAGGCTTACCGCGATCAACTTTATCAGAACGGCATCAACAGTGTCATGACTGAGCGTGGTCAGGGTACGCTGTTGTTCGGCGACAAGACGATGTTGACGAAGCCGTCCGCGTTCGACCGTATCAATGTCCGCCGCTTGTTCATTGTGCTCCGCAAGGCGATCACACGCGCTGCGAAGTACACCCTGTTCGAGTTCAACGACGACTTCACCCGCGCACAGTTCGTGGCGATGGTGGAACCGTACTTGCGCGACGTTCAGGGACGCCGTGGTATCTACGCCTTCCGCGTGGTCTGCGACGGCACGAACAACACACCGGAAGTCATCGACAGCAACCGCTTCGTTGGCGATATCTACATCAAGCCCGCCCGGTCGATCAACTACATTCAGTTGAACTTCATCGCGGTGCGCACGGGTGTTGACTTCTCCGAAGTTGTCGGCAAGTTATAAGCCCTAAACCTGAAAGAGAGACGAAAACCGCCGGGGAGTAACCCCGGCGGTTTTCTTTTTGACTAGTTCTTCGATGAATAAGTTGTACACTCATCAAAGACGGAAAACTGGTTTCTAGCCGGTGCAATCCAAAATGGCTCTTGAAAAATGCTCCCGACCAGTGGAAGGCAATACGTTGTCCAGTTTGTCAGATTCGCCCGGTCCCTTTCCGAAAGGTTGGGTATGCGGCGACGTGCGGCGAACGAGCATGTATCAAAACCCAATCTGAACACATCCCCGTCGCTGAGCCGATCCAAAAAGAAATTCGCGAAAAGCTGTTATCGAAAGTGTGGTTGAAGGATCAGCTTGCCGCGAAAGGCGCGACGAAGATCGCGGCGGACCTTCATGTTCCCGTGCCAGTCGTGCTCAATTACGCCATTCGGTTCGATTTGGAAGTGCAACAGGAAGCCGAACAGGGAGTGGGGAAGGGATAGGGTCACGAAAGTCAGCGGTGCGTTGCTAAATACAAAGCGAAGAATCTCTTTCAGGAGAAGGATAAACACATGGCTTTTAACGTTCAAGAATTTCGCGCGCAATTTCAGTATGGCGGCGCACGCAAGAATCTCTTCAAATGCCTCATCACCTTCCCCGCATTTGTGCCCGGTGGTACGGCGGCGGGATCGAAGGCCGAATTCATGTGCAAAGCAGCACAGATGCCCGGCCAGCAGATTGGCAGCATTGAAGTCGGGTACTTTGGTCGGAAGTTGAAGGTGCGTTCGAAGAGTGGTCGAATGGTCTAAACGCTCACATCTTGAACGTTCGTCGTCAGGATGCGCTCGAAACCAACAGCTACCAGTCGGACTTGACCTTGGTTCACTATGACAAGACTGGTCAGGAAAACAAGCGATACAAGTTCGTCGGTGTTTGGCCGTCGCAAGTCAATTCCATCGATCTAGGATGGGAAGACAACGACAACATTTCGGAAACGCCGGTAACGCTTCAGTACCAGTGGTGGCAGTCCGACACGACCGACTAATCGGCGTGACAACTCAACAGTTTTAGCTGACGTACCACGTGTACGAACAGTGACGGTTCCGTCTGTAGAGCATGGGCGGTACCAGCGAAGATGGCCCGGCCTAGCCGGGCCGTTTTCTTTTCACCATCCGTAATCGGATTGGGGACCAGCATTTCGCAGGAAGATATCCATTTTCCGGTGCCATGCATGATTCATCGGGCGATGCCACCGCATGCGCATTGCAATGACCATCAGGACCCACCAGAACCGATATCGGATCGTGTCTATTCTCCCCATCCTAACTTCTCTCTGAGCACGTCGAAGTAGGGCATGTGGCGTGGCTGAATGAGGTTGATGATCTTGGAACTGATCTGGCAGACGACTTCGTTGTTGCGGTCGATTTCCGCGACATCCCGGCCATCCACGTACAGTTTCGACTGATCCGATACGATGACGATTTCGACGGTATCCGGGACGACCACGGGACGGAACGTGAGCGTGTGGGGACAGATCGGCGTGATGGTCATTGCCTTGAGCGTGGGATAGATGATTGGCCCGCCCGCCGCCAATGAATATGCTGTTGATCCTGTGGGAGTGGAAATGATGATGCCGTCCGCCCGGTATTGCGCAACCGGTTGTCGGTCAATGCTCAGATTGAACGACAGGGTGCGACCGGAATCCGCCGCCTTGATGACCACATCATTCATCGCTTCGAAGGACATCGCTTCAACGCCGAAGCGTTTGATCCGGGCACCCATGAAGGTGCGTTCCAGCGTGTCGTAGTCGTCTTTCAGGACCCGCTGGACCGTCTGGATCATCTTGTCGGATGTCGTGGTAGTCAGGAA